ATAGCCATTGCACCAAGACTCGAGGCGCTCGAAACACCTGTTAATATAACTAGAGATAGTCAACCAGACAGGTGGGGTTCTTACAATACTCAGATAACAACAGTTGACAATAATGGTGGATAGTATAGGATAAGGCTATAACAAATACAGGAGAATATATGACAACACAAATCAAAGCAACTAATCCTTACTCAGGTCAATCAGCAATGCTGACACCAGATGAACATAAGTTATACATCGAGATCAAGGAACACGAACGAGATGAGGAGTACTCTGCAATGCAGAAGAAACTATCTAAGTTCAGTAGACTTAATGCAAGTGCATACATGGTCTTACTAGACTAACCGAGTTACATACATGTGTGACCCTGTTGGGTCACACACACCTACCTACACATAAATAGAGGTACCAGACCCAATCCCTACACAAATTAAAACAACATACCCTATATACCTTTTATACAAAAGGGGTCCCACTACTCTAGGTTGTATTGCTTGATTTACAGAGTTAATGCTGTTAAATTCATTATGAACATCTATATTGATGCAAAAAAATTATAAAAAATTTTTATGAACTTAAATAACGTAGACATAAGTAAGCTACCCGCAGACGTACGAAAGCAATATAAAAAACTGCAAGTCATGTATGCAGAAAAAAAAATTAGAAATTTAGCTAAAGACGACTTTCTATCTTTTGTAAAATGTGTGTGGCCCGAGTTTGTTGAAGGCGCTCACCACAGACATATAGCAAAAAAATTTAATGAACTTGCCGAGGGCAAGATAAACAGACTAATTGTAAACATGCCGCCTAGACACACTAAGTCTGAGTTTGCATCTTTCTTGCTACCAGCGTGGATGGTGGGCCGTAATCCAAAATTAAAAATAATTCAAGCAACGCACACAGGAGAACTTGCAGTGCGTTTTGGTCGAAAAGCTAAGACATTGATTGATAGTGATGAGTATAGAAAAGTTTTTGACACTACACTAAGAGAGGATTCGCAAGCTGCCGGTAGGTGGGAAACAGCACAAGGTGGCGAATACTTTGCAGCCGGGGTCGGTGGAGCAATCACAGGACGGGGTGCTGATCTTCTAATAATTGACGATCCACATTCTGAGCAAGATGCAATGTCCAATACTGCTATGGAGTCTGCTTATGAATGGTACACATCAGGACCAAGACAAAGACTTCAACCAGGAGGCAAGATTGTTTGTGTTATGACAAGATGGAGTACAAAAGATTTAACAGGTATGTTGGTATCAAAACAAAAAGAACCTAAAGCAGATCAGTGGCACGTGGTCGAATTTCCAGCAATCTTGGACCACGGACCTGATGACCAAAAACCTGTATGGCCTGAGTATTGGAATATAGATGAATTAGAGAAAGTAAAAGCAACACTACCCGTTGGTAAATGGAACGCACAATGGATGCAACAACCAACTAGTGAAGAAGGTGCTATTATAAAACGTGAGTGGTGGCGTAAGTGGAAACACGATTGGATACCAGATTTACACCACGTCATACAATCTTATGACACAGCATTTATGAAAAAGGAGACAGCGGACTATAGTGCAATTACAACTTGGGGAGTTTTCTATCCTAATGAAGACTCTCCAGCTAATCTAATACTATTAGATTGTATTAAAGAACGATTTGAGTTTCCAGAACTACGTCGTAAAGCATTAGAGCAGTATAAATACTGGCAACCTGAGACAGTAATTATTGAAGCTAAAGCGTCTGGACTTCCTTTAACGTATGAACTTAGACAAATGGATATACCAGTTTCTACCTTTACACCAAGCCGAGGAAATGATAAGCATGTAAGAGTTAACACGTGTGCACCTCTTTTCGAGTCTGGAATGATCTGGGCGCCAGAACAGAACTTTGCTGAAGAGGTAATTGAGGAATGTGCAGCATTCCCGCACGGTGATCATGACGACTTAGTTGATTCTATGACTATGGCTGTGATGCGATTCAGGCAGGGAGGATTCATCTCCCACCCCGAAGATTATGTAGAAGAAAAATCAGTGCCTAGAAAAAGGAATTATTATTAATGTCAAATAAATATCACAGACAGGGTTTTTTAGGTGCAGGGTTGGTTAAAAAATTAATTACTTCTAAAGGCGATAAGGGAGAAATGTTAATGAAACTTGTAAGAGAATCTAAGAAACTATCTGTTCCAAAATTTTTTAAAGATAAAATGATCAATATTAAAGGTATTGGAAAAGTAAAAAAAGAAATTCTTCAACCTGAAGAATATATAGATATTAAAAATATGAGCAATAATCAACTCAAAAAACAAATTCAAAAATTTGGTTATATAGTTGGAACTAAAAATAAAAAATTAGCTGATAGAGCACAGCAAACTCCTCTTTCACAAAAAATAAAAACCAAAGTAAAGGATAAGAAAAAATAATGTCGGCAATAAAAATTATACAAGCTTTTGCAAAAAAATCCTTAACTAAAGACAAAGGTTCAGGGATTACAACTTTGCCAAGTCAATTTATGGCTGAATCAAAAGCTGGCGAAATCGCAGCTATACTACAACAAGCAGGAATTCCTATAAATCAACTAGATGACTTTATTAGATCAGAAGCAGATCTTTTAAAATTTTTAAACATAATTGAATCTACAAGCAAACCTAGAGTGATTCCAGGATCAAGTGCCGAAGGCAAAGCTATTACAGACAAATTATTTGGTAAAAAAGGTGAAGTCGTAGACATGACTGGTAAAAATATTGACACTAGCCAAGGTATCATGGGTGGTAAGTCTGTAAAAGAATTAATGGATTCTGGTCAAGTTCAAAAAGGAACTGAAGGACTTAAAAAAAGTGAAAAGATAACTAACAGAGATTTATTTAAAGATGCCAATCAAAGACTTAGAGGTCCAATTAAAGGAAAAATGGATATGGGTCCGTTTGGTAAAGTTAATGTTGAAACCGATTATTCTGCAGCTATTAATAGAAAAGAATTTTTTGACTCTAAAGCTAAAAATATGTATGACAAAACTGTTAAAACAGGTCCTGAATTTTTTAAAGCACAAAAAGAACAAATTTTAAATACAATTAATAGAAAAAAGAAAGAAATGGTTCCAACAACTCATTCTAATTATAAATTGTTAAAAAAATCGTTAAACGATCAGGAAGATGCTTTAGAAGCTATTAAAGTTACAGAAGATTTAGGTGGTAATGAAAACATGTTTGATTTTTTAAGAACACAAAACATAGCAGATTACAAATCTAAACCTTTAAAAAGGTCTAACTACACTAAAACTGATGCAGAACTTAAAGCAAAATTTGATAAAGACAATCAAGATTCTATACAAAGATTTAAAGATAAAATGAAAGATGATCCAGAAGACATGGCAGACGGAGGTGTTGCAGGATTACTGGGTGAAAGACCTGGGTATGTTAAAGGACTTAAAGTACAAGGATCAGGAAGTATATCTGGTAAGAATCAAATACAAGGTGCGCCAGAAGGTATTACTTCAAACAAATCTTTTATAAATCTTATTGCAAATTTAGATATTCCAATATCAGAAAAAATTAACCTTCTAGGCGATGTTCAATACAGTAAATTTAGAGATAAAATAGAAAAAGGAGATGAAGAACTTTTTATTGAGGATCCAGGAAGTTTTCTAAATAAAAAAATTGGAGTAGGTATTAACCAAGGCAATGAAGGTTTTAGTGGTTCTGCTAAATATGATGTTGATAGTGGAGAACCAGAATTTAAGATATTATTTAAAAAATCTTTTGCACAAGGTGGACCAGCAAGACAAAACTTTAAAATGGGTAGACGTGCATTCTTAGGTTTAATGGGTTCTGTAGGCGCAGGAATCGCGGGCCTTAAATCAGGATTACTAAGATTTGGTGGCAAGCAGGCAACTAAACAAGTTGCAAAAGAATTAACTTCAGTTCCAATTGGAAATCCAGAAGGAATGCCAGCGTGGTTCAAGCCGCTTGTAAATAAAATTATTAAAGAAGGTGATGATGTCACTAAAAAATTTGGAACTGTTGATAGAGAAATTGTTCATACTAAAAAAATAGATAAGTTTGAAGAAGTTACTGTCTATCAAGATTTAAATACCGGTAATGTAAGATTGGAATATGGACCTCACTTAACTGATGATACAGGAAAAGTTATTCGTGGATCAAATGAGCCAACTGTTGTACAGTTAGAATACAAAGCACCTGAAGTTCTTGAACCCAATCTTAC